ACAATTCTATTATATAAACTTGTAAAAACTCAAATTTATTTAAATCAATATTATACCCTATTTCTAATATATCTTCTGCTTTACATTTATTACAGCAATCAGTTCTACACAATAATTTTTTACACGGATATATATTTTTAGTATTATCTTTATAATAAGCATATAATTTTGCCATATCTCTTACAGATTTATCTTTATTAGCAGTTAGACACTTTGAAATCCAATAATAATGTTCTTTAAATTCAAAACGATGGTTCCACAATAATTGTTTTTCTAGTTTTGAAAAATTCTGGTTAGGTAATTTATACTGTATGCTTCTGTAAACACTTAACATATAATTTATACTTTCACACCATTCTTTGTTTACTTCTCTTAATTTTAGAAAATCAATCATTAAAAAAGGTAAATTAGAAAACATTATAATAAGTTCTTTTGATTTATCAACTGTTTTTGCGTGAGAATAACATTCGGCACATAATTTTATTTTTGGATTATACCATTGAGTAACTTTAGATAAATACGTATCCATATTTTTTGGAGGAGTAGCTTTAGTAATTAAACTATTATTTGTTGCTGAATAACTAGAACACTCATTGCAAAATATTCTTCCACATAAACGACAATGATGCTTTCTATTTAAAAAAGAAAATTTAGTATTACAATTAAAACAATTATCGACTTTTTGATTTGGAATCCATATTGCTGGTTTGCGTCTTGGTATATTTATAGGATTACTGTTGCTTCTTTTTCTATCAATCATTATTGACATTGAACCGAAGTCAGTCATAATATTAGTACAATATATTAAATTTAAATTATATTACAATTTAAATTAAATAGCTTCCAATTGAGTAAATTTTCCTCCGCCCAAACCATTATTTTTAATAAATTCCAATTTATCTGTTTTATAATCTACAATACATCGGTGTTGATGAGGCAATCTATGTTTAGTACAGAAAGTCATATTGCATTTACAAGAACCCATACAATGTTTTATTTTTTTGTTGCATCCTAAATAGGCGCATCTATTAGATTTTTTTTTCTTTTTTTTCTTTTTACATTCTTGTAAAGCAACATTTTCAGTTGTTTGTGTGTTGTTTATCGGCTTGGAACTTTCCATATTATTATATTAATAAAATAATTTTAAATTTTATTAATTCAATTAATCACTTTTTTTATCATCATCCACTAGAGCGGATTTCAATTTTAGATCATTTTGCATAGATTTTGTTACGATATCGTTGCCTTCAAATAATTCCTTTTTAATATCGGCTGATGTAATCGCCTCACCTTTTGTTTTTAAACTTTCTTCAATTGTGTTATTTACACCATATAGATTTCCTTCTTTATCTATATTTTGGGTTAATTTATTTCCAGTCTTTTTTGCCTGAGCGATATTATCCTTAATGGCTTTCCTTTTTGTTTCAAGAATTCTCTTTTCAAATTCTTGTTTTGCTTTTTCTTCATTTTTAATTTTTTCGCTCATTAACTGATTTAGTTCTTCTTCCAAATATTCTACTTTTCCTGTTTTATATGCTTCCGGTTCCCATGGCATCCACATACCAACTGGTCCCACATATACATTATGATTTGGGTCAACTTCTCTCAATAATTTACATCTTAGCTCAGCTTCTTCTTGTGTAGAATAACTGCCTCTTACTTTAAGACCTCTTACACTTGTTTGAAAATTATTTATCTTTCCAAATTGATCTTGTAAATTTTCTTCATTTGCATCCATAAAATTTTTGTATTCATCTTTAATTTCATCGAGTTCAAAAGTATCTGATTCAGTTTTCACATATTCTTCAAAATCATTCATCAACTCATCCATTTTAATATTGTATTTGAAGGAAATAAAATTTAAGTATTGATGGAATTTTTTAACTGATTTAGAAAAATCATAGTGTTTTAGGAACTCTGAGAAAAAGAATTGATTTTTTTGAGTTAATACATTTTCTGGAGATACAAATGATACACATACGAATTTTTGTCCCGAAATTGGTTTATCTTCTTCAAGTAAATCAACATATTTTTGATTTACAGAACCATCTACATTTGTTTTTCTGGTAAAGCCTAAGTCTGACATATTATATTATATTAGTAATTTTAGTATTTAAGTTTTATTTTTAGTAATTATTTTTTTTCTGTTTATTTAGTATAAATGCTTGGAAATTTAGGTGATATGATTGATCTTGGCGAAGTTGTTCGCCGTGCTGTAAAATACTTGGTTGAAGGTATAATGGTTGCTATTGCAGCATATGCCATCCCAAAGAAAAGTTTGAACCTTGACGAAGTTTTATTGATTGCTTTGACTGCTGCTGCTACATTCAGTATCTTGGATACTTACGTCCCTAGTATGGCTGTAAGTGCCCGTTCTGGTGCTGGATTCGGTATTGGTGCAAACTTGGTTGGTTTCCCACGATAAATACTTTAATCTTTTAAAATATTAACACTTAATTAATATTTTAATTATAAACAATTAACTCTTTTGTTTTGGAAGCAGGATTTTTAGAATTAATTGCCCTTCTAGCATATATTTCTTGAATATTAAACTTTGATAAAGCATCTTTAACAGTTTCTGTATTTGAATTACTTAATATCCATTTACACTTCATTTTATTACACATTTCGAATAAAGCTTCATGTTTTTCTTGTGTAAATCCATTTTTATTATAACTAACAAATCCTCCTTTTTTCTCTGGAACATATGGTGGGTCCATATAAACAAAATCATTTTTTCTTATATTTTTAATATCTTCAAAATCACAACAAATAAATTCTACATTTTGTATTTTTTTACTTATATTTTTTAAATGTTCTAGATTTATTATTTCAGGATTTTTATAATTACCATATGGTACATTAAATCCACCTTTTTTATTTAAACGATAAAGCCCCCTGAAACCCATCTTATTTAAGTATACAAATTCAGCTATTCTGCCTATATTTATTTCTTTTGAAGAATTGTAACTTTGTCTAATATAATAATAATATTCAGGTTTATCGCATTTTTCTCCTGCTGTTTTTATTTTCATTATAGTTTCATATAATTTATTATAATCGTTTTTTACTTGTTTATAAAAAGCAATTAACATTTCATTGCAATCATACGCGTATATTTTTTTAACATCTATTTGTTTATTTTTTACCAACCATAAAAATCTAAATAATACACTTCCTCCACCTATAAACATTTCATGATAATGTCTTATTTTTTTTGGAAATTTTGGTAATATATTATCAAGTAATTTTCTTTTTCCACCAATCCATTTTAAAAGTGGCTCTTCGACTTTGCGAAATTTAACGTTTTCCATTTAATTAATATAATTTTTAGTATTTATATTAATTTTATATTGTTGGAATAAATTCCCAAGATAATTCAGCACATATTTTCTTCCAAATTTCGTCTTGTTCTATGCGTTTAACTGGATCCTTTAACATTGGAAAAAATGGTAAAAACTCTTTTTCATCCAATAATTCACACATTTTATATAATACATAATAATAATTCAAAAAATTTACTCTATCATCCGGACAATGATTTGAATATGGTTTTTGTATTTCCATAAATAAATTACATAAAACATCTTCCAATTCGGGTGTCATTACAGGTGGTTTTATTCCCAATTTATCTTTAATAAACGGTATATGTTCATAATATTTATTATAACCTAATTTTTTCAGTATATCTTTCGCTTTTTTATTTGTAATTTGTTTTAATGATATTCTTTCTTTTTTAATCTGATTTTTTATATCATTTAAAACTTCATCTGGTATTTGCGTTGTCTCTTTTGCTTGAAATTGCGCCAATATTTCTCTAAAATGATTTATACGTTTGTAGGCATAAAAACATACTTCTTTTGGTGGTTCTTTATAACTTGGTTTTTCGTGTTCTATCAAATATTGTAGTTGATTTCCACATTTATTGCATATAATTAGACCTTCATGATCGACAGGTATGTATTCTCCACCACATTTATTACATATTTCATAATTAATTTTATAATTATTTATATCCAAAAAAGAATCATCTAGATTTATTAGATATTTATTAATATTATTAGTCTCTACTTTCTTTTTTTTTTCAATTGTTTTTTTTTTGAAAAAAGCATTCATAACTTTAACTGATTTTGAATTTCCTTTAGATATATTTTTCTTTTTCTCAAAATATTCAAAAATATATTCCGAATTTTGTAATAGATAATCTTTCTTTTTATTTTTTAATTCTGTTATTCTTTTCCTTATTTCACTTAATTCATCAGTTAAAGATAGTTTTTCATCTATTTCTAGTTTTTTTTTTAATCTTTGTTTTAGCAATAGTTTTCTTTTTTTTAAGGTTGGTATAATATTATTACTTAAATCTAAAAATTCTTTCATTTTCTCATCGTGTTTGCTGTCTAACGTTATTATTGATTTTTTGTTTATTTTGATTTTTTTACTAGCCTTGGGCTTAAAAGAGGGCATTTATATTGTAATATTATTTAACTTTTAATTTATACTTTTGTTAAGTTATTTATTCGTATTACTTGTATTTTTACTTTCACTATTTAAATAAATGGAAAACATCCAAGTAGATACAAAAGATACGGTTGAAATTGATTCTATAAAATTACATAAAATGGTTTTTATTTACAATGCTTTAGAAAATGGATGGACTATTAATAAAAAAGAAGACTTTTATATTTTTAATAAAAAACACGAAGGTAAGAAAGAAGTGTTGTTAGATAATTATTTAAGACGGTTTATGGTAAATAATTTCGATATAAACAACGTTTGACAAAAAATTATTAATTAAATCTATTTAATAATTTTTTTTTCTTTAGCAATATTATAAAATGGGTGGCGGTTTAATGCAACTAGTAGCTTACGGTGCACAAGATGTGTACCTTACGGGTAATCCTCAGATCACTTTCTGGAAAGTGACCTACAGACGACACACTAACTTTGCAATGGAAAGTATCGAACAAACGTTCAACGGTCAAGCCGATTTCGGTCGCCGTATTCAATGCACTGTTTCCAGAAACGGAGACCTTGCATACAGAACATATTTACAAGTAACTCTTCCTGAAATCAACCAAGATGATGAACCTGGTGCAGCCAACGCTGTTTACGCAAGATGGTTGGACTGTCCTGGCGAACAAATGATCTCCATGGTAGAAGTTGAAATCGGTGGTCAAAGAATCGACCGTCAATACGGTGACTGGATGCACATCTGGAACCAATTGACACAAACTTCCGAACAAGAAGATGGTTATGCCAAAATGATTGGTAACACCACTCAACTTACATACTTGACAGACCCTGCTTTTGCTGATGTAGCAACTGCTTGTGGTGCTGCCAATGTTCCTGAAGCTGTATGTGCTCCTCGCAATGCTCTTCCAGAAACAACCTTGTATGTTCCTCTTCAATTCTGGTTCTGCAGAAACCCCGGTCTTGCTTTGCCATTGATTGCTTTGCAATACCACGAAGTTAAAATTAACATCGAAATCCGTCCTATGGATGAATGCTTATTCGCTGTTAAAAACGTAGATGCTTCCACCGGTGCTGCTGCCAACGTTAAAGCAACCGGTGCTTATGCCAAATCCTTGGTTGCCGCATCTCTTTACGTTGATTACATCTTCCTTGATACCGATGAACGTAGACGTATGGCACAAAACCCACACGAATACTTGATCGAACAGCTTCAATTCACTGGTGATGAATCCATCGGTTCCTCTTCCAACAAAATCAAATTGAACTTCAATCACCCATGTAAAGAACTTGTATGGGTTGTTCAACCTGATGCCAATGTGAGTTATTGCGATTCTTTCGTTCAAGACAAAGTTCTTAACAAAGCTTTGGGTGCTCAGCCATTCAATTACACTGACGCAATTGATGCTTTGCCAAACTCCATCCGTGCTTACAGTTCGGCCGGTCAGCTCAATCAGCCTGGAGCAGCTGATGGTAACACAAGTGTTATTGACGTTGATGGTTTGTTCCAATCTCCTGGCGCTAACTCCGCAGGTGGTGCTGCTGCTACCGCTGGTACCATCCAAGATGGTGCCGCAATCTCTGGTTTGAATGCTGCTTTCCCTGTAGGACAAGTTCACGGTGTCTCTGACGCTGGAGCATTCGTTCTTGCTGAAACCGCATTGAAAATGCACTGTTGGGGTGAAAATCCAGTTGTAACTGCCAAACTTCAATTGAACGGCCAAGACCGCTTCTCTGAACGTGAAGGTAGCTACTTTGACTTGGTTCAACCATTCCAACATCACACACGCACTCCAGACACTGGTATTAACTGTTATTCATTCGCTTTGCGTCCTGAAGAACATCAGCCATCTGGAACCTGTAATTTCAGTCGTATTGACAACGCCACACTTCAATTGGTCGTTTCCGCTGCTGCCATCGGCACAGCCAATACTGCCAAGGTCCGCGTTTATGCTACCAACTACAATGTATTGCGTGTTATGAGCGGTATGGGAGGTTTGGCATACTCAAATTAAGCTAATTGGAATTTCTTTAAGTTAATCC